AAAAAATATTCTCAAAATATTAATATGGCTGGGAATATAGAAGATGCTTTCAGCACGGGCACTAATGATAAGCATGATTTTGATCAAATTATACAAAGAATGCATAAGTTAATAAAAGAAAATTGCCCGCCTAAAAAATATGAAGTATATGAGATGTTATATATACAAAATTTATCTAATGAAGAAATTGCTACTAAATTGGGATACAAGACTAATGAAAAAGGTAGAAGAGCTGGATATAAACAAATTAAAAACTTTGAAAAATTTTTTAAGGCTCTTGCTAAAAAATTATTACCAAACCTGAATTTATAACATGTTATCTGATGACCAAAAAAACTTTATCTTAACTAGTCACGGAAGTATTAACGACTTAATAGAATTAACTAGAAGAACTTTTGACAATGACTCTCTCGACGGTAGAACCAAAGAAGGTCGCGCTGTACGAAAGTTTCTAGTAGAGAATCGTATTGATTTTAATACCACACAAAAAGAAAAAAGAGAAGATATAATATTTACTGATGAACAAAAAGAATTTATTATACAATATGCTAAAGAAAATATGTCTGCATATGAAATATCTAAAATATTATTTCCAGATATCAATGTTACTAATTTAACAAAAGAAGTTACAGAGGTAGCTAAATATATAGAAAGCATTGACAGAGAACTTTTGCACACAACAGAAAGCGCCATCAATAGCCAATACTTTCCCCCTCGATCAATTTCGCGCGTAATTAAAAAAATTAATGATTATGCTCAACAAGAGATTACTGAAGCTGATATTTCACAAGAAGATTTAGAACATTCAGAAAGCTGCATTAAGTTTCTCGCGGCACCTAGATTTATACAAGTTATTAATACTTATACCTCTATGGATGATAGAGAACTATTTGAGGCTGAATATATAAGATCTGTATGGGATAAACCAGACTTAACTAGTGATGAATTAAATTTATATATAAATGTTTGTATGGATTATATACATTTAAAAAATATTAGTAAAGCTATTGATAAATTAAATAGAATGTTTGAAGACTGTGAAGATCAACAAGATATGACTGTAAGATTAGCAGAACTATTAAAAACAAAAAGTGAAGAGTATAATCAATGTGAGAAGAGACAAGAAACACTAATAGCTAGATTAAATGGAGATAGAAAAGAAAGAATAAAAAATAAACATAAAGATAATGCTTCTATATTGTCATTAGTAAAATTATTCCAAAATGAGAAAGATCGTAAAATGATGGTTGACATGGCTGAGAAGCAAAAGCTGTTAATCTCCCAAGAAGCCGACAATTTGGAGCGAATGGATGTTTGGAAGGCTAGAGTATTAGGAATATCCAAGGAGGACGCTATATAGGCTTATTTTCGCGCACTTATACCACTCTTGTTGCTTTAGCAAATAGAGAGGTTCAATACTTTGCTTAAAAACATAAACTTTCAATGTATAATATATTATGTCACATGTCTGTAAAATATGTAGTGAGTCTTTCTCGAGTGAGAGATCATTACATGCACACATAAAAGCACATGGTATATTATTATCTGAATATTATATTACATATTATCCTCGATATAACTTATATACAAAAGAGTTAATTCCTTTTAAAAACAAAAAACAATATTTTTCTACATATTTTAATGATAGTTCTGAAATAGAAAAATGGGCTGAACAAGAAAAAGATGAAAAGGTTCAAAAAGTAATATTGGAAATGTTACAAAATCGAATAAAACAAAAGAATTTGCAATATGCGCCGAATCATCTTGAATTAATTTTAAATGAAATGCCTCACATTGAATTATATAAAAAATATTTTTCTAGTTATTCTGCAGCATGCAGAAAGCTAGGTGTGAGGCCTTTATTACATAAATATATAAAAAAAGAATTTTTAACTTTAGATAAAAATTTAGAGCAAATAGAAATATTAGTCGATAGTAGAGAGCAAGATCCATTAAAGTTCACCCATCAAAGAAAGCAGAAATTAGATTTCGGAGACTATACGGCATCAAATCAACACTATACCAGAACCTACATAGAGAGAAAAAGTGAAACCGACTTTAAGTCAACAATGACAGTTGGGTATGAACGATTTCTTCGAGAACTTGACAGAGTAAAAGAATTTGATTCCTATTTATACATAGTCGTTGAAAGCTCAATAGATAAGATCGTTAGGAATAATGGTTCTGCAGCTCACAAATCAAACCTCAAGTTCGTCTGGCACCAAATGAGAACAATAGCTCACAAGTACCCCGATAATTGCCAATTCGTATTTTCTGGAGGAAGAACAAGGTCGAAAAATTTAATATATTGGTTATTATATCATGGAGAAGAGATATGGGGATCAGACCTTCAATTTTATATAGACAAAAGAATTTTAAAAATATGAGTGAAAAAGTAAATTTTGTTTTTGATGTAGATGGAACACTGACACCAAGTAGGCTTAGAATAGATTCCAAGTTTGAAAAATTTTTTATCAGATGGATAAAAGACAAGAATGTATATCTGTTGACAGGATCAGATCACATGAAAACTATCGAACAGGTAGGCTACAAAATCTGGGAGTCAGTAACAGAGTCTCACCAATGTGGAGGTAATGTAGTGTATGCGCAAGGGAAATTGAAGAAAAGTTGCGACTGGAAACCTTCTGCTGATTTATTAAATTTATGCCAAAGTTTGATAAGCTTCTCTCCATACCCTATTAGAGGGGGCAATCACATAGAAGTAAGAGATGGCCTATTAAATATTAGTGTTGTTGGCAGAAGTTGCACACAAGATCAAAGACTAGAATACTATGCCTGGGATAAAATAAACAATGAAAGATGGGGAATATGCAAAACGATTGAAGAAAGATTTCCCAACCTAGAAGCAACAGCTGGAGGGCAAATTAGTATAGATATCCATGAAAAAGGAAAAAACAAATCTCAGATCATAAAGCAACTTGATGGTTTAATATATTTTTACGGAGATAAAACAATGCCAGGAGGAAACGATTATGCTATAGCAAGTCAACTGCATGAGCCTCACAAGGTTTTTCAAGTAGAGGACTGGAAAGAAACTATGAATTTATTGGCTTCAATATGAGCTGGGAGCCAGGAGTACAAGAAAGACCTCAAAATAGGGATATAAATGCATATCTCAAAGAGATAGATGGAATCATTCCTGAGAAAGACGCTAAACTTCTTTTGTATGAATTTCTGAAAGAGAATGTTACTTTCTCTACCAATTTAGTCGCTGGAGTAGATTTATTTCCATTTCAACACATGGCTATTAAGGCTATGTTTGAAAGTGATTACTTTTTGGGAATATGGTCTCGCGGAATGTCTAAATCATGGACCACTGGCATTTTTGCTTTTATGGATGCCATGCTTAATCAAGGAGTAGAGATTGGTATTCTGTCAAAGTCCTTTCGGCAGGCAAAAATGATCTTTAAAAAAATAGAAGATATTGCCGCTAAACCAGAAGCAGCTTATCTATCTCAATGTATTACTAGGGTATCTAAACAAAATGATGAATGGGTTATGGAAATAGGAGAAAGCTCAATTAGAGCTCTGCCATTAGGTGATGGTTCAAAGCTTCGTGGTTTTAGGTTTCATAGAATTATTATCGATGAGATGCTTCTTATGCCTGAAAGAATTTATAATGAGGTTATCGTGCCATTCTTGTCTGTGGTACAAAACCCAAAAGAGAGAGAAGATTTATATAATCTTGAAACTCAACTCATTGAGTCTGGAAAGATGAAAGAAGAAGATAGACATAAATGGCCAAACAATAAATTGATAATGCTTTCTTCCGCAAGTTATAAATTTGAATATTTATATAAACTATATCAAAATTTTGAAACATCCATATTAAATAAAACCGAAAACAATAATGCCTTAAGAACTATTATGCATTTTTCATACGATTGTGCTCCTAAACAGTTGTTTGATCAAAATCTGATTGATCAAGCAAAATCAACCATGAGTCAGAGTCAATATGACAGAGAGTTCGGGGCAATATTTACAGATGACAGCTCAGGCTATTTTAAGATATCAAAAATGGCTGAATGCACCATAGAAGAAGGGGCAGGTCAATCGATTGAAGTCAAGGGAGAAGAAGGTGAAGAATACATTTTGGCTTTCGATCCAAGCTGGGCAGAGAGTGAAGGTTCTGATGATTTTGCTATGCAAGTTTTTAAACTAACTAAAGATAAAACTCAGGGTATCCTTGTACATGCCTATGCCATGGCAGGCCAACGTTTAAAAGATCACATGAACTATTTTCATTATTTAATAGATAATTTTAACATAGTTGCAATCATAGGAGATTATAATGGAGGAGTTCAATTTCTGAATGCTTTCATGGAAAGCTCTAGGTATAAAAAATCTAATTTAAAAATTAATGTTTTAGAAACAGAATTTGATGATATAGAAAATTATCACAAGTCCTTAAAGGCTGCCAAAAAAGAATGTAATCAAACAGGTATTCCTTGTTGTCTTAGGAAACCTACATCAGAATGGATAAGAAGAGCTAACGAGCTCCTACAAGCAAATTTTGACCACAAAAGAATATGGTTTGCCGCAAGAGCGATAGACGATGCTTTTGATCACCAAAGAAGAAAAAAAATTCCTATTAAAAATTTAAAATTTTTAAATGTAAGCGATAATGAGGATCAAGGCGATGGAGCAAAAATGATTGATTTAGTAGAGCATCAATATGATATGATGGATTATACTAAAGGTCAATGTGCACTTATAGAAGTTAAATCTTCACCCCAAGGGACACAAACATTTGACTTACCCCTTATACTAAAAAGAACCACTGGCCCCAGTAAAGCTAGAAAAGACTGCTACTCCGCTTTAGTACTGGGAAATTGGATGATTAAAATTTGGGGTGACATACATTCTTTTAAAGACGAAGAGGTTTATAGTTTCACCCCAATGTTCATAAAATAAAAGTTAAAAGTAACTTTAAAGTGACTTTTTGACTTTACTGTGTATAATATAAATATACAGAGTAATATGAAAAGAAAATACAATAAAAAGTCTGCATATTGGAACAAATTTCAAAAGCCTAATCAAGCGCCAGAATCTGGGATCGAGCCATCTTTAAGTGGCGAAACATATTATGTAAGCGAAGGCTCTACTCATTCAAAGATTGCAGTAGGGTCATTTGTCGATTCATCTACTCAAGACCAATCATCACGAATAGCAACAAGAAAAAATAAAAATAAATCTAAAAAGTTTTCAAATATAGCTAGCGGAATATTGCCATACGGACAGACAAACTCTGGAGTCAATGTTAGAGAAACAATTGAGTTGTGCCAAAAAGCTTATGCTAATATTCCAATCTTCAGAAATGCAATTGATGTTATGTCTGAATTCTCTAATTCAGACATTTTTTTGGAAGGAGGATCTGAAAGCGCAAACAATTTTATTTACAAATGGTTTGAGAAAATTAACTTATGGAAGCTTAAAGATCAATACTTTAGAGAGTATTATCGATCAGGTAATATATTTATATATAGACTCGATGGAGATTTTACAAAAAAAGACTTTAAAGACTTAAGTAAGATATATGGATCTGACAACTATTTAAATCCAGGCAAAATACCTATCAAGTATGTTTTACTAAACCCTTATGATATAACTGCTACTCGCAGTTCTTCTTTTGGAGAAGGAACATACAAAAAAATATTATCAGAATACGAAATAGAAAAACTCAAAAACCCAAAAACACCAGAAGATAAAAATGTATTTAATTCTCTGGATGAGGAATCAAAAAAGAAAATCAAGCAAAATCAATTTTTGGACACGGGGGTATATGTAAATCTTGACCCAGAAAAATTAATATATTCTTTTTATAAAAAACAAGATTATGAGCCATTTGCCATTCCTTTTGGGTTTCCAGTGCTTGATGACTTGAATTGGAAAATAGAACTCAAGAAAATAGATCAAGCTATTAGTCGCACAATAGAAAATGTAGTATTGCTTATTACTATGGGTGCAGAGCCAGATAAAGGAGGAATTAATCCTCACAGCTTAACAGCCATGCAAAATCTGTTCAAAAACGAAAGTGTTGGTAGAGTTTTAGTAAGCGACTATACCACAAAGGCGGATTTTATTATTCCTGATGTAAATAAAATTCTTGGCCCAGAAAAATACGAAATTGTAAACCAAGATATTAGAGAAGGTTTGCAAAATATAATTGTGGGAAAAGAAAACTATTCAAGTACTCAAATTAAAGCTCAAATATTTTTAGAAAGATTAAAAGAAGCTCGCAATGCTTTTATTAATGACTTTATCATGCCTCAGGTAAAAGTGCTATGCAAGTCAATGGGATTCAAGAAGTATCCGACTGTAAAATTCCAAGAAGTTGACATCAAGGATGAAGTTCAGTTTCAAAGAGTTATTACCAGACTGCTCGAAATTGGAATTATTTCTCCAGAACAAGGTATTCAGGCAATTCGCACAGGCTTGTTTCCTCATCCTAAAGAACTTCACGAAGCTCAAGAACAATATATTGAAGAAAGAAATGAAGGCTTATATAATCCTCTTATTGGCGGTGTTCCCAATGTTGAGCAGCCAGGAGCAGAAGAAGAACGAAAACTAAAAGAAAAACAAATCGACAAAACTGCTCAAGTTAAGCAGGCGCAAAACCCTGTTACTCAACCAGCAGCCCCAAAGAAAGAAGCTGGAAGACCGACAGGAGCTACGGCAGGTTTATATTCAAGAAAAAATCTTCAAGACACGATTTATAAGATCGAAGAATTAAGATCATCTACAGAAGAAAAAATTAAAAAACATTTTAATGTTAAAAATTTAAATGAAAGTCAATCTAGTATTGTAGATAAATTAATTGAGTCAGTAGTAGCATCATCTGAACAAAAATCATGGAAGAGAAATATTAATAGTTATATAAAAGACATTAATAAAATTGAATCAATACAAACTCTTCCTGAAGTTTTAAATATTGCATCTCAACATCAATTAGGAGATTATCCAGCAGCGATATTATATCATAGTAAAAAATAATTTTTTTTTAAAGTATATACTTAATTAGTGTGTGTACTTAACATTACATGAATGTCAATATTGATTTATCGAACTCGATTAAAAGTGCTAATTTATTTTGCCCAGACTGCGGAACTCAAGAAGAGATAACTAATGAATCTTGGGCAGAAGAAAAGAACAAAGGTAAAACTTTGAATAAGCCTTTTCGAACCCCAAAAGGTCCGAAGAAATTTTCAGTATATGTTAAAAATGACAAAGGGAATATTGTCAAAGTAAATTTTGGTGACCCGAACATGTCGATCAAGCGAGATAGCCCCGAAAGAAGAAAAGCTTTTAGGGCAAGACATAATTGCGGCAATCCAGGACCAAAATGGAAGGCTAGATATTGGTCTTGCCGCCAATGGAGGGCAGGATCAAAAGTTGAAGGGTCTGAGTCATCTTCAGAAGAAAAGTTAGAAAATCTCATTCTAGAAGAAATTGATGAGTCTAAAGCTAAGAAAAATAAACCAGGCTTGTGGGAAAATATTCGCAAAAAGAAAAAAAGAATGGGTAAAAATTATAAACCTGCAAAACCAGGTAGTAAAGATAGGCCCTCTCCAGAGGCATACAAAAAAGCTCAAGGGAAATAATGAATTATAAATACACAACTCATTTCGAAAATGTGATTCACGCTTCTGCAGACGTGAACTCAAATGAATTTTATATATCTAATGCATCTCTTGATTACATTAATGAATTGTTTCCTTCAGATATTGATTTAAATCAAAATATAGATCTTCTTGGTGTCAATTTTCATGGAGCGGTAGTTAATGCATTTAATAAAAACGGAGACGGCATAGACACAAAATCAGCTAAAGCTATCGAAAAATACTTTTTGCATAAACCCACGAATATAGAACACAACAAAGAGAAAATTGTTGGGCACATAGTCAATACTGGCATGGCTGACTTTGAAACGGGTAAAGTTTTAAATCCAAAACATATAGACGATGAAAATTTAGAAAAATTTAATATGTCATTTGCGGCAGTTATTTATAAAAATAATCATCCAGATTTTGCAGAGCTTGTGCAAAATTCCACAGACGAAAATCATGAAAACTTTGGAGTTGTTTCTGCGAGCTGGGAATTAGGCTTTAACGAATATTATATTGCAGCAGGAAGCAAGAATTTAAAAGATGCAGAAATTATAACAAACCCAGATCATATAAACGAATTATCCGAGCACCTCAGTGCTTTTGATGGATCTGGAGAATTGAAAGACGGCACACCTATTTATCGACTAGTCGTTGGGGACATTTACCCATTAGGTATTGGGTTTACTGCAAATCCAGCAGCCGATGTGAAAGGAATTGCGATTGCAGATTTAAAAAAAAAATCTATAGCTAAAATTGCAAATAATACCACAGCTAGCGAAGTCATTTCAGTAGATAATAAAAGTTTTTATAAAAAAAAGAAAAATAAAATTTCCCAAAACGGGAATTTGAATGTAATAAATCCTGTAACCCATTTATCACACATGGAAAAAGAACAATTATTAGAAGATTTTAAATCACTACTCGATGAAAAACTGCCCGAGCATAATTTTTCAGAAGAAGTGGTTGCTAATGTCTCAAAGGCTATCGGAGATGCGATCAAGTCTAAGAGCGAAGAGTATCAACTTAAACTTCAAGAAGTTGAAAACGAACGTGAAGCTATTGCTCAAGCAGAAGCCGCCATGAAAAAAGAAGTAGAAGATTTAAAGTCTCAACTTGAACAATCTTCTCAACAAGTTGAAGAACTTTCTCAGCAAGTTCACACAATTAAAGCTGAAGAAGCCTTCAATCGAAGAATGGCTAAAATTTCTGAAACATACGCTCTATCCGAAGATGACCAAAAAATTATCGCGACAGAATTGCAAGCTCTCGATCTTGAAGATCAATCGTTTGAAGATTATACAAGCAAGATTTCAGTTGTTCTCGCCCATAAAAACAAAGAATATATTGCCAAGCAAGAAGAAGAATTTAATCAGCGTATTGAAGCTGAAATTAAGAAACGTTTGGGTAAAGACGCTGGCATTGCAGCTGTTGAAGCTGTTGCATCAACAGAAGAAACTTCAGAATCTGCTGAAGCTATTCTTGAAACTGTAGAAGCCGAAGAGCAAACCATTACTAATAACAATTTAGAAAGTGTGCAAGAAGAAGATTCTCTTAAAGATAAATTCGCAAATGCATTCTCTAAAGAAAACCTTTCAATACAATACTAATCATGCATAGATTATTACCATTCAGACAGTACGACGAAAAAGACGTCATTAACCTTTTCTCCCTCGATGTTTCTCAAGGAGCTGGAACAGATTATATTAATCTAAAGGCGGGAAAAGAGACATTCCTCAATGGAGGAAATTGGAGCGGAGCAGCCGTAAAGGTTGATCTTGGAAACGCCGACCTAGATGCCAACGACCCAGTACTGGGTTCCGATAGCTACTTAGGTGCTATTGGGGAAGCCAATCAAGGGCCCTATGCTTACACTCAAGGTAATCCTTATCCAACTGCTCCTCTTAAGGTGCAAGTTGCTGGAGCTGATGATGCCGCCGCAACTTTAGGAATTACTCTTCGTTCTACTCTTGCTTATGACGAAAATACAGAAAAGCTTTTGTATTATAACATCAAAAAAGATGAACTTCAGTGTGTAATTCCTGGAGAAGTTGTTCCTGTCGTAACAAAAGGTATTTTTACTTTTACAGCGAAATCTTTTGCTGACGATCCTGCTGTAGGCTCTACCTTCAGCTCTTCTGCTAGCGGAAAATTTGAAGTGTCCAGCGAAAATGCTCTTGGACGTGTACTTGCAAAGGGAACTCATGAAGCTTCTCCAATTTATTTGGTGCAGTTTGATGCTACTCTTTTTACTAGCAGTGCGGCAGCACCCGCATCAACAACAACTGAAGCTGCAGGAGCTTAATTTTAGAAAGTAACAAACATGAATATTACATTAAAACGTACAGATGAACAAGTAGAACTTGTTAAAGCTATGGCTTCTCGCAATCGCGACGTTGCTTACGAAGCTCAAGCCGCAGTCGCTGAATTTATCGGACCTGTTTTGGCGGAAGTCATTAATAATGCTCCGACTCTCAGCAACATGTTTCGTAGCTTTCAGTTTAACGAAGATGATAATCCTTCTATTCCATTGGATCTTTATCACGATGTGACAGATAGTGATTATATTGAAATTTATAGTCAAACAGTACCAGGTGGTCTTCCTTCGAACACAATCATGCCCACCCATAGCGAACTTAAGTTCTCAACTTATCGCATGGAAACAGCACTTGATTTTGATCGTCGTTATGCTGCTCGTTCGCGACTTGATGTTGTTGGCAAGACTTTTACTCGTCTTGCTCAAGAACTTTTGATCAAAATCGAGCAAACTTCCGCTAACTTGTTACTTGGAGTTCTTGCTAATGCAAAAACTAATGATCTTGAGCATGTTATTGCTTCTACAAACGAGAACCAATTCTTGCTACATGATGTAAACAACCTTATTACTCGTGCAAAACGTTTAAACACTGCATGGTATAAAGGTGGTACTCCAGTAACAGGCACTAAAGGTGTGACTGATCTCATTGTTTCTCCTGAAATTATGGGTGAGATTCGTGCAATGGCTTACAATCCATTGAATACTCGTGGCCTTAACAGCTCACAAACCATTGACACTACTGGTGACAGTGCAACTATAAGCAATCAAGGCGCTGGTGTTATTCCTGGCACTGAAGAATTCAGAAATCAGCTTTACCGTAATGCTGGTACTTCTGAGTTGTATGGTATTAGTTTAACAGAGCTCAACGAGTTGGGTGATAAACAACGTTTCAACGATGTTTATGGCAAACTTGTTCAAGGAGAAAAAGCTGGAAACGTAGGACATAACGAGGGTAAGTTCAATAGTGATGAAAAAGGCGACCAACTTATCATTGGTATTGATCGCACCCGAGACTCCTTGATTCGTGCTGTCGCTACAGATTCAGAAACAGGTTCTGAGCTTCGTTTGGCTGCTGATGATCAGTATGTCACTCGTCAGAGCAGAATCGGTTATTATGGATCTATAGAAGAGGGCCGCATGGTTCTCGATTCCCGCGCTCTTACTGGAATTGTGGTATAATGACTGAGATATCAGTTATTGAATAAAGAAATCCGCCTTCGGGCGGATTTTTTTTTCTATAAAAAACCTAAGAAGTGTATATAATAATATTATCATGGCCAATACAAAAAAAACTAAGTCCCCTAAAAAAAATTTTAAAAATGTAATTGATGGCAAGCAAGCTATGCTTCAAACTCAAGAAGAGCTAAGAGATCTTGAAGAAATGCTGAATCCTAAAAAGCCTAAATTTGCAACAGGCAGCGTGGAAGATTTTAAGCAAAAAATCTCCACAATGAATTTGGTTGATCTTCAAAGCATGGCGGTTTCTGCAGCAATTTTTCCATCTGGGAATAGAGCAGTATTAAAAAACAAGCTGATCAAGGAGTTTACTAAAGTCAATTCTGAAGGTAAAGGTAATGCTGTTCAGATTACTCGACCTATTTTAGATCAATCAAAACTTAGTGAAGAAGATCAAAAGCTTTTTCGAATAGATTGAAAATGAAAAATGAGCGATTCATTAAAATTAGCTCAAGTTATTTTTGACACCGAAATTCAAGACATATACGAAGAGGGTGATAGTTCTATACCTACCGTAAACGGCATAAAGGCGTGGCTGGAAACCAATATAGGCACGCTAAACATATTAATCGATAAAGATTTTGAATTTGATGGTGCCACTGAAAGTTTTTCTCCAACTTTAAATATAGAAGAGCAAAATATATTCAC